CATCTCTTGCAGTACCAACTTTCTGGTCTTGCAATTCATAAATTTCTTCCAAACTTTCAGGGAAACCAAGACCCCTGATCCAGTTTTGAATTTCTTGATAATTCTGAAGATCTTCATCTACTAAGAATCTAAGAGTAAGATCTTCAAAATCTATGATTTCTCCTGGAAGATCAATATCCTTAAGACCAGGAGTTGTTTGAGTGGTGGTTCTCAGAGTGATACCAGGAATATTCACAGAGTTACCAAAGAACGTCACTTTAGGTGCTCTAGCAACTTGGAATCTAAAACCCTGAGGTTGTAAGAAATTCCTGTTCTGAAGATCATTTCTTGTTAGAGAAGCAACTGTACTTCTAGTTGCCTGTCTTGTTCTTACTTCTGATCTTGTAGCCATAATGTTTTTGACTATTTATCCTTATATGAAAAAAGGCACCCCTAAGGGGTGCCTGTAATCCCAGATATGGGGAAGAATCACATGAGGTTCTTGACCAGGACTCTTCTATAGTATCTGTTGCTGTTAACCTTGAGTCTACCAAGACCCTGAGTGGTTCCTTCAGCAAAGGGGTTAGCAACCAGACCATATCTGGTCTTGAAGCCAATCTTAGGCTGGAAGGTGTTCTCTCCAACAGCACGTACCATCTGCAGAGGTACATATGGGCAGTAGAACAGACCTGCATCATAAGGGGAGGAACCCTTATAACCAACAACATAGTACTGATTACCAGAGTTGGAAGCAGTGTTGTTAGCAGCGAGGTTAGCAGAATATGGGTCAATGTAAACTCTGAACTTACCATTGATGGTTCCAGCAAAGGTGTTGCCAGTGTCATCAACATTCAGGTTTGCATTCAGGGCAGGGGTATAATCCAGGATACCAGCCATGGTCAGTGCAGATGCTACATCAGCAGAGCACATGACAATGTTGCCCTTTCCACGTCTTGTTCTTTGAGCGATTGCATTAGCATCTCTCTCAATTTGGAACAGAAGACCCTTGAACTTCTCAACAGACCATCTACCATTGGAGTCAACATCCAGGTCAAACTGACCAGCAGTTGCTACATTGGAGACAGCACCTTGCTCAGCGATCTTGTAGATCGTTCTGATGACTTCTCTGTTGATCTCAGCAAGGATCTCAGTGGAGAGAATGTTAGCAAGTTCTGCTTCAGCATTAAGACCATGAATTGCCTTCAGGTCTTGTGCCAGTTCCAAGGAGTACTCAGCTTTGAGTGCTCTGGACTTAGCAGTTACAGTGACTTTCTCAATAGAGAATGCCATCTCATTGAACTGGTTGCCAGAACCATTACCCAGGTTCTCAGCATCACCAGTTGCCATACCCTGACCAACATTGTAGTCAGTGTTTGAACCACCTGAACCAACAGGGTTAAGTACAGATGGATTGGTGCCAACTTGACCAGTTGTACCCAGACCAGTGGCTTTATCAGCCATGCCACCTTCCAGGTTGAAGCCATCATCCTGACCAGAGAATCCAGAATCAGGCTCATTGAAGAATGCTTCAGTGCCAGATTGACCTTCATATCTGGAGCGCATTGCAAAGATCAGTCCAGTAGGACCAGACATTGGCTGAACACCAGCCAGATCATATGCAACCAGGTTAGGCATTGCACGTCTGATCAGAGAGATCAGAACAGGGTCAAAACCAGCAACAGGACCAGCAGCGGTGGCATTAGCACCAAAACCACCAGTTGTAGCGGGGTTACCAGTTGGTTGACCAGCAGCATTACCTGCCATTGTAGGTGTTTCCATCAGGTTGATACCCTGAGAGAAAGCAGCCTCTTCTCTTAAAAACTTTTCTTGGTTTTCCAGCAGGACAGCAGTAACAGCTCTTCTGTGTGAATCCTTGATTCCATCAAGACCTTCATAGTCCAGGAGAGGTGCCCACTTTTCCTGCAGATGCTCAGATTGGAACATTTGCGTTTACCTAAAGGGGATAGTTTACAGTTTGAATTAATGTTAAATTCAGTTTTGCTTGAAAGCACCCAGAGATCTCAGATATTGATCCATTGTAGAAGATGTAGAAGCAGTAGTGCTATCTACACCCTCAGAAAGGGTCTGAGTAGATTGGGTCTTTGCAGCAGGAGCTGTTCTGGAGAAGTATGACTCCTTCAGAGTTTCCAGCTTTTCACGATATTCTTCTTCACTTTCAAACTCCACACTTTCAGCAAGTGAGGCGAGCTTCTCCTTCTGGGTCTCAGCAAGACCTGAGGAAACTTGAGTCAGAACATCTTGAGCAGAAGACTCAGCGAGTCTCTTGTTCAGACCAATGTTCTTATCAATTTGCTCATTGAGCTTGGTCTCCATGTCATCAAGTTTTTCTACCATGCTTTCCAGCACATCATATTTGTCTTCAGGGATGGTTACATAATGTTCTTCAAAAAGACTCTTCATGCCTGAGAGGAAACTCTCAGTCATTTCAGATTTAATTCCATGTTCTACAGCCAACTCATTCTCAGTCATCCACTCTTCGCAGACATACTCAAGATATGAGTCAACTCTTTCAACCAGAGAGGTCTTAAGTTCTTCCTTAGCCTCTTCCAGTTGAGTGGCATATTGTGTTTCCAGGGCTTCCTGGATTTCTTTTACTTTTGAATTCAGAGCAGCTTCAAAGACAACCTTTGCTTTTTCTCTGAACTCCTCGGAGAGTTCTTCACCACCAAGGAGAGCATTGACATCTTCATCCATGTCATATGCTTCAGTTGTTTCTTCTGATTCAGCAACTACTTCTTCAGTAGAAACTTCCTCTTCCGCTACAACTTCCTCAGTTGTTTCTGTTTCTTCTTTAGACATTTTCTGCATAGCATCTGCACTCTTAGCACCCTTGTTGACTACGTCAGCAACAGTTTTGATTTTTGGTTCCTTAAGTTTAGCAGAATCATCATCTGGCTTATAGTTCTCAGGTGAAGGACCACCAAGATCCTCATAAGAACCAGCTTGAGAAGAATCCATTGGGTCTCCAGCTTTAGCACCAGAGTTAACCGCAGTTTTGGATTGTGCTGTCTTTACTTCCATTTCTTGTAGATCTCCACGAGACATTTTTAAAACTCTCCGATTGCCTGTTTTAAACTATATTTATTTATAAATTAAAACCTTTTATATCAAAGGCTACTGAGGAAGTTATTGAAAACTTCCAATTTTTGTTCATCCAGTTGTTTCTGATCAACTAAAGTATTGATCTCTTTGTATGTTTTGGCAGCAAGTTGTTCTCTTAGAACACCACCATCCCATACCCATTCTTTACCTTCCATGATGCCTTCAACAAAAGCATCAGGAGCAGAAGGATCAGCAACAATGTCAGCAGCAGTTGCCAACATGAAGTCATCACCTACAATGTTTACTCCTTCTCTGGTAGGTTTAAGTGAACCAATACCTCTGGATGAAACACCCAGTTTCACACCCTCATCAATAAGGGATTGTGCAATCTTACCCATTGGTGTGCTCAGGAGTTTAGCTTTACCAATGAAGTTTGAACCACTCTCTCTGAGTGATACAATCTTGTGGGATACTCTGTCAAGATTTACAGTAGGACCTTCTGGGTGACCCAGTTCTCCCAATGCTCTTCCTGACTTAACATGGTTTTCATTGTATCTTTGAACTTCCTTTCTCAGGACGCTCATAGGATACATTCTTCCATTTCTATTTTGAAGGTCTCCTTGTAGAAAGATGCCTTCAATAAACATTGACTTCTTTCCACCAACAGATTCTACAATGAAGTCAACAGATTCGATTTCTTCTCTGATTAGTTTCATTTGTGACCTCAGGAGACTTGAACTTGTTGTATGAATGCTTTACCAGTGCTGGCAGCAGTTCTAACTGATACTTTAAATGACCTTCTCAGGTCAGCATATGGACCAGCAAATGCAGTTACAATGCCAGAAGAATTGTGAGTAACAACAATTCTTGTGCTAAAATATCCACCAACACCTGCTGTATTATCAATTGATGCTATTGTTTTATGACTAAAGTCATAATAGGACTGATTGCCACTAGTAGTAAGAGTAACTGCATCTCCAACTGCAAAAGGTGATCCTGTTCCTTCAGGAAAATCAAGAGTTGTTGTTGTACCAGTAGTAATACCAACTACTCTTTGAGATGCTACAGGACCAAGACTAATTTTTTCATCACCACCAGATGTTCCAATATAAATGTCACTTGTTGTAGCAGTAGGATTAGCTCCAATTGCAACATGCACACCAGCACTTTCTGCAACAACTCTGAGAGTATCAGTTTGTTGAGAAATTGCAGTGCTTGATGCTGGTGAAGTACCAGTGGTTATTGTTTGATTAGACCCAACTGCCTTTAGTGCGCTCGCCATTACTTTTAATTACAATAGACCTGTTAATGTATTTAGTTCTCTTCTTGTTCTGGTGATTCAACTTCAGCAGAAGCTTCTTCACCATCAAATACAGTATTCATAATTCCAGGAGTTGCAGTTTGAACTTTTTCTGCAGTTCTGACATAAAGCATATCTTTGATGGCATCACTAATTTGTGTTGGTGATTCATCTTTCACCAAAAGATCCATTAATTCTTCCATGTTGTATAAGTTACAATAAATTTATTTATATTCCTTTTTATTACTGTAATAAAATGGGTGAAGATGCTGATAGGGAAATATATGTGGATGATAATTGTGTAAATTTAAATCATTACAATGAGGATGTCTGTATTCATTTTTGCTAGCTAATTTTTGAATACATCTTCTTAACTCATCGTAAATATCATCCATTATCCCTATATTTCACCACCACTGGGTGTTTCAAACTTTGCCTCATCAACCTCAGGTGCTTGGGGAGTTGCACCCATCAAACCACCTGTTGTATCACCAGGTGCAGCTGGCATTGGTTGACCAGTTGCTGGATCAATAGGCATTGCACTTGGGTCAGGGATGACACCATCTTTGATTTCCTTTTCAATTAAAGCATCTTGCTCTTCAATCTCAATATCAGTTTGACGCAAAATCTTACGTCTTACATAATCATTAGAATAGTACTTACCAACATAAGGTTCAGCAAGTGCAGCAAGATTTAGTCTTTCAGTAGTAAGTTCTGCATCTTTGAGTTCAGCAAAGTGATTATCATAAAGGAAGTCATACTGAATATGATCAGACATTAACTCCCAATCTTCAGGAGTCACAACATTTTTTAGAATAAGTTGTGACTTGAGAAGATCCTGGAACATATGAGAGAATCTCTTTCTCATTCTTCCAACAAACTTGGAGAACTTAATCTCATCTCTTAAGATCTCAGATGATCTTCCAAGTGAGAAACCACCTTCTCCCTGAATTCTTGTTTCAGGAACATTCAGTGATCTATAGAGTTTCTTCTGGAAATAGTTGATGTCAGTAATCTCACCAAGGTTCTGACCACCAGGAAGTGTAGTAATTTCAGTGCCTCTGCCACCTTCTCTTCTAGGTAACCAGAAGTCCTCCATCATTGACATGTGCTTTTTATCATCTCTGATTTCACCAGTGTTTGCATCATAGACCAACTTGTTTCTATAACGCATCATTACATCTCTAAGGTATTGTTCTGCCTTAATTTTAGGCAGATTACCAACATCAATGTAAAATATTCTTCTTTCAGGTGCTCTTGAAAGTCTGTAGATAACAAGAGAATCCTCAATCATCATCAACTGATTAAGTGGTTTAATTGCTTTATGTAACCAAGAAAGTGTTGATCCCTTGTTTCTATCAACTAATCCAGAAGTGCAATAACAGATAGAATCTCTAGTAAGTTTTACACCACCACTTGCCTGTTGTGTTCCATATCCAGTCTTTTTCCCACCATCCAAATATACAAAATATTCTTCAATAGGTGGAAACTGGAATTGATCAGCAGCATTTTCCTGTCTTTGGAAAGTACCATCACCTCTCTTTCTAACAATCTGACGCACATAACGCATCTTAGATGCATCAATATATCTCAGTTCTTGAATACCAGCTTCTGGATTCTTTTGATCAATTACTTTATTATAGTACAGTCTTCCATCAATATACCAATTTCTGAAAATTTCATGTGCCTTGGTATCAAAATCAAGGAGGTCAAGAATATATCTAAACTCTTCTCTAATTTTTTTCTTGATGCCATCACTAGCATTTAAGTTTGACAGCTCAATCTCTACAGGAGAATCATTAGTATCAGAAACAATTGCTTCATTTACAACATCTTCAATAGCACTATCACATTCAGGATATAATGACATAGATCTATATCTTCTGATAAGATCATTCTCACTTTTATAGATTCCTTCAATATCTACATAAGAGCCAAAAAAACCAGAGCTAATATAGTTCTCAGATCCATCCTGATTATTAGGAGGGACTGGAGATACTAGCCCTGGCGGTTGCTTCTCGCTGTCTTCAATTGAGAAACCAAATAATCTTGCCATTATTATATACTAGGAGTCTGTGCTCCTAGTATTTATCAACTTAAATTATCACTTAAATGTTGGGGTTGATCCACCATCACTTCTACCATCTTCAGCAACACCAATTCTGAAGTCCTGAACCTGGAAGGTTACAGTGAATTCTTCAATGGTATCAGTTGAATCATAGCTCAGATCAATGGCACCAACTTCAGTTGGGAAGATTCCAGTGAACTTATAAGATCTCAGAACCTGCTGACTTCTGTTGCTCTGTGGGTGTGAGGTTGAATTTCTTGCATTACCTCTACCCAGTTGAGCAATGTAGGCATTTGCCATGTATGAAGAAGGATTAGTAACGCCTGTAGCATGTGACAGGTCATTAATTGTGTTCATCCAACCTTCAAAAGCACTTCTCAGATTAAAGTCTTCATCATTGATGATGGTGACTGTCCAAGGTTCAAAGGTTCTATCGCCAGCAACTTTCAGAATTCTACCTCTAAAAGGAACTGGAATTTCAGCAACAGTTGAGGCAGGAAGTTGAGCAGCCTTACAAAGGAATCTAAAGTCCTTTCTTGCTGCATCATTCCAGAGTGTTCCTGCACCTGAAATACCAGATGGGAATGAAGGAATAGAAGCCTCAAATAAATTGGGGCGAGCACCCCCACCCCTCAACTGTGTCTTAAAATTATGAAGATTTTTTGTGTTAATGTTTGCCATTTGTGTTACCTCTTTGTGTTATGACTACTTGTAATAAATCAGGTTCCAGTAACTTCAGAGAAGCTAATTCCACCTCTTGTAGCAACAAAGGTAAGAGTTACAAAGTTGATTGATCTTGCAGGTTGAATGAAGATATCAGCTCTAAACTCATTGTTGTCAACAATATCAGGAGTATTGTTTGTTTCATCACAAATGACTCTAAAGTCCTCAATTCCTCTCTGGGACTGAATATCAGTCAGGAAAGGTTCAACAATATTAATGAAGTTTGCTCTGGTTTCAGCATCATTCAGTTCAAAGAGTTGATCATTTGCAGCAGTCTCAAGTGCTTGCTCAACTGTCAAGAACAGTCTTCTAACATTAATTCTGTCAAAAGCAGACTTGTAGCTAAGGGCAGTCTTGTCACCAAAGAGAATAGCACCAGCAGCATTTTGGTTAATGACTGGGTTAATTCTTGCTTTGTAGAGTTGATCTCTTTGTGCTTTGTTGGGATTGTATGCCAACTTAACAACATTATTCAGAGTTCCTCTTGCTTGACCAGCAGGTGAGAACCAAGGCAGATAAACAGTATTATTTCTTGCCATGATACCAGCAATGTCACCATTCAGAGGAATGTATCTAAACTCATTGTTAAATCTGTCATAGACATACTTATAACCACTATCAAGAACAGCATAAGAAGAAGAACTAATCTGTGAGTAGTAGTTCAGAATGTTGGTTGTGGCAGTTGTAGAGTTAGAAACATTAACAACATTGCCTCTATGTGGAGAAATAACTGCCTGACAGTCTTTTCTACCTTCAGCAATGGAGATAAGAAGATTTGCCTTTGCTTGAGTTGAAAGTTGATCATTAAATGATGATCCCATCAACAGGAAGTCAACAGCAATTTCATCTTTGTTTTCAAAGAGTTTGTAACCAGTCAATACATCACCAAGTGTTGGTGCCATTCCACCACTTGCACTATAATCAGCACCACCACCAAGAGTGTAAGTTACATTGCCAAGGACATTAAAAGTAACTCCTTGTGCATCAAGACCCCAAGCACCAGCACCAGTGGTAACTTTAGTATATCCTGATGAGAATCCACTTGCCTGAGCATTAAGACCTCTTACAACATCAAAGGTTGAACCAGGATTAGCACCAGCAAAAATGTATGAAGAGTTGTTTGCAAGATAATGCTTATAGTAGTTTTTGATTGGAGCATTTCCATCCTCTTCACTATCAAGTGCCTTAGAAAGGAAGAAGTTTGTCTCTAGGAGG